TACAGAAAAAAAACTAGGAAAATTGCATGAGCAATTAACCGAAAAATTACTTGAGAGAATAAGAGACCCTGAGGTTAAAGCCTCTGATCTCAATGTCGCTAGACAGTTCTTAAAAGATAATAACATAGATTGTGTCCCTCAGGACAACAATAATATGTCTAAACTAGCTGAGGAGCTTCCGTTTAAAATATCGGACGTTCTACAAGGTAAAGGAGACCTAAAGCAATAAAGACTCATCTACACGCCTCTAGTGGCGTTTAAAGGGTATCATATGAAAGAAGTAACCCAAGATTTCAGGAATTTCCTGTATCTAGCTTGGAGACATTTAAGTCTTCCAAGTCCAACTCCAGTGCAATTTGATATTGCAGACTATTTACAAAACGCACCAAGACGAGCAGTTATTCAAGCCTTTAGGGGTATAGGTAAATCTTGGATATGTAGTGCCTTTGTATGTTGGAACTTATTAAGAAATCCTAATTTAAAATTCTTAGTAGTATCTGCTAGTAAAACAAGAGCAGATGATTTCAGTACATTTACTAAAAGACTAATTACTGAAATGGACATACTAAAGCACTTAGCACCTAGAGCAGACCAAAGGGGAAGTAATGTTTCCTTTGATGTGGCTCTAGCGAAAGCCGCTCATTCTCCATCAGTTAAGTCTGTTGGTATCACGGGACAATTAACAGGAAGTAGAGCAAACTATATTATCTCTGATGACTGTGAAAGTTTAAATAATAGTTTAACCCAAACAATGAGAGATAAACTAACTGACAACGTAAAAGAGTTTGAAGCTGTCTTATCTCCACAGGGTAAAATCGTATTCTTAGGTACCCCACAATCAGATATGTCTGTGTATAATGATTTAGGTGCTAGAGGATATGAAACTAGAATATGGACTGCTCGTATGCCTGAGAGCTCTAAGATGGTTAGGTATGACGGAAGATTAGCACCTTATATTACTAAACAAAAACTAGATGAATATGAACCGATAGATCCTAAAAGATTTGATGATTTAGATTTAAAAGAACGTGAAGCTAGTTATGGTCGTTCTGGTTTTGCTTTACAGTTCATGTTAGATACTACTTTATCTGATAAAGAAAGATACCCTCTTAAGTTAAGTGATTTAGTAGTCATGGACATTAATAATGACATAGCACCCGTTAAGATTGCTTGGGCAGGAAGTCCTGAGTATGCTTGTGAAGATTTACCCTCAGTAGGTTTTACGGGGGACAAATACTACAAACCTATGTTTAAGTCAGAAGACTTTGGAGAATACAAAGGATCTGTTATGGCTATTGACCCTGCGGGTCGTGGACAAGATGAATTGGGAGTTGCCATTGTAAAACAATTAGGTGGTAATCTATACGTGCAGAGTTGCATGGGGCTTAGTGGTGGGTATACAGAAAGTAATCTAACTAAGATTGCTACAATGGCAAGAGATGCTAAAGTTAATGTTATTATAGTTGAGAGTAACTTTGGTGACGGTATGTTTACTCAACTATTAAAACCTGTAGTCCAAAGGTATTACCCTTGTACTATAGAAGAAGTTAATCATACAAAACAAAAAGAATTAAGGATAATTGATACTTTGGAACCTGTGATGAACCAACATAGGTTGGTTGTAAGTCCACAGTTAATAAGACAAGACTTTGATACTAAGGATCCTAACTACCAATTATTCTACCAACTAACTAGATTAACTAAAGATAGAGGTTCATTAAGGAATGATGACAGACTAGATGTCTTATCTATTGCAGTAGCCTATTGGGTTGAACAGATGGCAGTAGACAGCGAAAGAGAAGTGGTGGAGCATAGAGATCATCTCTTGAAACAAGACCTAGAGAAGTTCCTAGATGGTACTCTAGGACGTAAACCAAGAGGCGACACTTGGATATAAGACAATCAGGGCTACAACTAATACTAGATAAAGCCCTATAGTATATACTTATGTATACTTATAGTATTATATCTATAAGTATTATTAGTAGTATATACACTATTAGATAACACATATGTATATTCACTAGGTATACACAGTGGAGAAGTAGAACTAGATGTTGTAGTAGACAAGACTACCGCCATACTTTTGCAAGAAACCTTAAATAAGCTATATTTGGCGTAAGGTCTTAGCGACAGAGTTAGTCGCTGGCATATTTATAGTGTCGATGTCAATACTTTTGTTGCAAAAATATGAATGGGTATCTCGGTTGCATACACTATCAAAAAACCCCCGTACAACCAAAGGTTGTACTTTAAGAAAAGTCGTCAAAAAGTGACAATTAGCAACAAGTCACACAAAGGATATAACATCTTATGTGTTTATTATTGGTATTGATTGATTTTATTGGTGGTGGGTTGTCTTAGTGACAAGGCGTATCTGTTTTTTTTCGTTTAGTCGTTAAGCGGTCTTATGGTTTGGACAAATAAAACCGCTTAATGAAATAGCTACCTGCAATTATTTAAGTCGTTATGATTAATACAATGAGAATAAACAAAGTTATTACACCGCAATAAAATTGAATACTACTCATTGTTATTATTAACCTCTAAGTTGATCGGTTGACTTTCAAAATTAAAGCTAGTTTGAGGTGTGTATTCTCTAATGTTTACCGCTCGAACTGATTTTAATCTTAACGGGGTAGCTAGTTTTAAAGTCGGTATATTATAAGAAATATTATTAAATCTTTTCTTATACCTTAACTCAAAACTATTAACGGGCTTGATTATACTTACATATTCCTTTTCAGTTTTTTGTTTTGTAAACCTACTATTAAACTCATTAAGAATAGTATAATCGGAACGATTAACCGAAACCCACTTTAAATAGTCGTTAACATCTGTCGCTGAATTACAACTATTCGACTTAACATAAGTACATAGACTATGTATAAATTCTAAATACCTATATATGGTCTTAGCCGATAGATTGCCCTTGAACACTCTAAACTCGAGCGTCTTTTCTAAGGTAACATTTATCGCACTCGTTCGATTAAGGTTATAACGATTTTTATTATAATGGGATATATCATAGCCCGTATTAGTCGTTGCATAACTGTTATCTTGATCATTAAGCAATCGACCGCCCACGCTACAAATATAATCATAGTTAGATCGTTTATTCATAAACTGAACTAGCTGACCAATTTGATAATTGGTAAACAGTTTTCTAGGTACATGAATATGAATACCCGTTTTACTATCACGATAACTATTAAGATAATCTTTGACTTGTTTTTCAAATTTAAAATAATAGTCGGTTTGTTTAGCAAAGTCCAAAGTCATCGGAACGATGTTTAATTCTAAACCTCTATGACCCAAAGAACCGTCATGCTTTGCGACAGCCGTACCCGATAATATTTTTTCTTCTAACATTTTAATAATATTAGTCGGACACCTTGACGACTTATTACACTCAATTTCTAAACCTAAGTATAGTAAATCATCTTTATGTTTTTCTTCATAAGGCATAAATGCAAACGGTAATTCCGACGCAATCTTAAAAGAATAATCACGCAATCGATTGTTGTTACTCATTAGATTAATAGACGGAAAGTCGTTTTTAACTTTACTATCATAATTAAAAACAACAGTTTCTTTACTCGTTATGTATTGCCCATAAGCGTCGTTTTCTCGGTCATAGTCATAATTAGTATCGACCGAATAACTATTGTTTTGACTTGGTCTAGCGGTATGTAAACGACAAAACTTTCTTAAAATAAATAAGTCGTTAAGATCGTTATAAAGACCGCTATAAAATACCGAGTAATTGTTTTGAGCAACGAACGGTACTAAGTATTTTTTATAATCAATACCTTTATAAAATGAGATTAATTCATTTTTTCTAAACCAAAGCCCACTAATAAAATCTTGATTAATAAGTTTTGAATAGTCCCACTCAAGATAATTAAATACCGCTTGGAACGAATTAACCGCTTGATAATAATACGCTTTCAATACTCGGTTTTTTTGTGATCTTCTAACGACAAAACTAATAAAGTTAGTCAATCGGTTTTCGTTCTTACTCAACCACATATAAAGATCGAAAAAGTTTAAATCTAATCTATGTTGAAGACTAGGCGTACTCTCAAGATTAAAATTCGATCTAATTCGTGTCCATAGATCACGCTTAACATCGTTCTCTAATACAGTATCTTTTTTTAAACTTGAATAAGTATTCCGAATAAACGCATAGCAAATTAAACTGTTAACATACATATTCAGTTTAATAAAAACTTGAGTATTATTTACACTTATATTCTCGCAATCCTTAACAAAGTTTAAACAATCATTTGTATTCGATTGAATAGAATATGTTAATTGCTCGACACTAGATAAATCAAAACTATGTAAATTAAAATATCTAGTTAGTTGACGCTTTGATCTAAGAACTTTTAAAGTATTAAAAGCACTTGAAGATATAAAAAGGTTTTCGAATTGTTTAAAATTATAAAGTTTTCGAGTTTTTTTCTTTTTAACTTCT